AATAGAAGATACACTAATCAAATTTTAAGTTTACCTAGAGCATACAAACCTAGTTTCATGACTTATGCAATTTCAACTACTGTTGATATAGCGGGTATGTATATGGCTAATCAGGCACCTTCTACACCAAATACAGGAACAAACCAAATGACAACAGATCAATTTAAGGCATTTAGAAACTAATGGCTAAAATAAATACAGATTTAGGTATTAATGTAAGTTTGCAAAACGCACCTACACCTAATCCTATAATGAATGTAGCTGAAGAAAGAATTGTAGGTAAAGATAAATTTGAAGCTCTTGCTGACACACTTGCACAAATTAATCCTACTATAAAACAATTAGCTGATAATAAATTAAAACAAGAAAACGAAAAGTCTTTTGAAGAAGGTCAAGCTAAAATTAATGGAATGACTTTAGATGAAGCTCGTAAAGCTCATAAAGATGGTTTCCCTGATATATTTAATGGTTGGGCTAGATATGGGGCCTACAAACAGTATGCAAATAACTCTGTAGATAATTTTGTTCAAGATTTTAAAAATGATTATTGGACAAGAAGAAATGAACCTAATTATAATTGGCAAGATCATTATAATGAATTTAGTCAAAGTTATTTAGCTGATAAACAAGGTGATGAGTTTTTTAATTCAGCTTACAATCAAGGTACTACTGAATTAAGAAAATGGCTAAACGTAAAAGAGTTTGAAAAACAACAAGAAGATTTACAATACAAAGTAATAGGTAATACTTCTTTATCTATACAAAACTTACCTACTAAAGTTGAAGAACAATTAGAAATAGCTTTTTATGAAGCTAACCCACCTATGACTTTAGGTAAAGATTACCAAGAAAAGAAAGCTACATTCTTCCAAGAAAATATGTCTAAAACATTTAAAGATATGTTTTACAAACTAAAAGAAAATAGAAATCCTGCATTATCTTTAGCTGATTATGATGATATTGTTATTAATGAAGCTGAACTACACGCTAGTTTAGATGGTAGATTTTCAACTGAATACATAGAGTTATTAACTACTAATAGACCTGACGGAGCTCCTGCTATAATTAATAATCCAAAATACCAAAAAAGAGTTACTGAACTTGTTGATACTTTAAAAGATTCTATAACTTTAAATGTTAATACAGCTAACTGGTTTAATGGTAATGTTGCAAATCTTTCTAAAACAGAAAGAACAAAGTTAGGTGAAGATATTTTTGATAAAGAATATAGAATTAAAAAATCTCAAGGTTTATCAAATGCTGATGCTTTCTTAGCAACAACAGTTACACTAACAAGTGGTTTACAAAAGAATGAACCCGTAAAACAAATAGAAGATTTATTTTCTAAACCAGTAACAGGTCAATATACCGAAGATAACAAATTAGCTTTAGAAGTTTATTCTGCAATAGATAAAGCTGGTGTTGCAGGTATTTATTTTAAAGAAAATGATAAGAATAAATATTTATTTTATGTAGCAGATATTAAAATAAAAGCAGGTCAAGATCCTAGAGATGTAATTAGAGAAATGGGATCTATGAATACACTAACAAAAGAAATTAATGAATTAACTTCACAAGATAAAAAACAACTACAAGCTTTTTCTGGAAACATGGCTTATGCACCAAACCAAGAGTTAGTGTATATGACTGCTCAATACTTTAAAAATATTAATACAGATTTAAATGATAATTACATAGGTCAAGCTAAAGATTTTATAAATAAACATTACACGTTAGTTAACGATAGATATGTAAGTAATTATAAAATGAATCAAATAGGTGTTACACCAGATAACTATGATGCCTTTAAATCAAATGCTATTGAAATATTAAAAGAAAAATTAAACGTAGAAAAGAATATAATTCAAGAAACAGATTTAGTTGGTTTCTTTTATGATGAAACTAACATAGACCCATTTACTAATGCACCAAATAGTAATGAGGGTATTGATCTCAATGAGTACGAAATAATTGTAGATGATACAAGAGACACTATTTATTTTAAAGAACAAGACGGAACTTCTTTAGATATACCTGCTACTGTTGAATATAAAAATGGCCAAACAGTTTGGTTAGAAATACCTATTAGCGTTGTTAAAGAAAGAGTTGCAGAGAAGCAAGCTGAACTAAAAATTAAATTAGATAAAGAAAGAGTAGCTAAAGACGAGGCTAAAAGACTTAAAGATGAAAGAACTGAGAAAATGTTAAGAGAAACAGAGGCGATGATACCATAATGACTAAAAATATTAATTGGAACTTTATTTCAGAATTAGAAGGTAAAGGTGTTAAGAAAGCTTATGTACCTAGTGAAAACTCAGGTGTTACAGTAGCAACGGGTTTTGATTTAAAAGAGAAAGATGTAAATATGCTTTCTGAAATGGGTATCTCTGAAGATACTACAAATATCTTATCTCAATTTTTTGGAATGTCTGGTGCAGATGCAGAAGAAGCATCTAAAGGTTTTGAATTAAGTGATCAACAAGTTAAAGAAATAGATCAAGCTAGTCATAATTGGTATTCTGATCAAGTTATAAAAACTTATAACTCTCACAATCCTGTAAAACCATTTGAAGAACTTACTCCAGCACAACAAACAGTTTTAACTTCTGTAGGATTTCAACACGGAACTGGATTTAAAAGAAAAGATGGTTCTGATATGAATTTTATAAAACAAGCGGCAAGTGGTGATTGGAATGCTGTTTTAAATAATTTAAGAAACTTTGGAGATCAGTTTCCAACTAGAAGAAATAAAGAAGCAGATTTATTAGAATCAGAAAAAAAAATTCCTTTAGATAAAGAAGGTACCCATCAAATGCCTGATGGTACTATTATGGAAAACACAGCTCATGAAGCTGAAGAAAAAAGAAAGTTTACACCTATAGATATTACTAAACAAAAATACTTATGGTCAGAATTACCTAATGTAAGTCGTGGTTTGTTTTTAGATCAAGCTTATAACTACAGTGAATTACAAAAGTATATAGAAGAAGGAAGAACAATTCCTAATATTCTAAAAGCTACACTTCAAGAAAATACAGTATTCTCTAATGCTATAGAATTATTTTCATCACCAACTTTTATTCAAGAAGATGGTTTTAGTATGAAGAATAACAAAGAAGAATTTGATGCTGTTATTAAACAATATAATTTAAATCCAGAATTTGCAGATACTTTAATTGGTGCATTAAATAGTGAGCATTTAAAATATCTTGGAGAAAAAGCGGCAAGACACCAAAAGAATGCTGAACTGTTAGCTTCTTTAGGTTGGAAAGGTATAGCTCTACAGTTTGGTACTTTTATTTTAGATCCTGTTAACTTAACGGGTTATGGGGCTTTAAGTAAAGTAATGAAAGCTGGTCAATTCTTTACGGGATTAACTAGAAGACAAAACTTTGTTAGAAAAGGTTTAGCTTATGGTACTTTAGAAGGTGCTTTATACTCTCCAATAGCGGCTAATAATCCTACAATGGGCCTAAATGATGTACTAATTGCATCAGCTTTAGGTGGTACTCTTGGAGGGGGAATATCTGCCCTTACAGCTAAATCTCTTAAAAATGTAGCTAGAGCCACAGAAAAACAAGACTTAGTTGAGAATGGTTTAGAAGTTACAGATAAAGCTAATAAAACAAAATTTAAGAATGTTAAGCATTCTAAAGCTAATAAGAAACTTGAAAAAGATTTAAATGATACAGCGTTAATTGATAACGTTGAATTGTTCTTTCCTAAACTAAGAAACATTCCTTTCTTTGGTTTTAGTATGACTAGATCAGGTACATTAGGTACTTCTTTATCTAAAAAAGTAAAACTGTTTAACTTTAAGTCTATGGAAGATCCTGTTGGCTATAAAGATAAAAAGACAGGCCAAGCGGCAACACAAGACAGCACAGTTGAAATGACTAGAGATCAAGTTGTCATGAGAGCTCACAGTACAGTTTATTCGAACGTAGGTGACGCTATGAAAGGTTATTTAAAAGATAGAGGCTTTGGTGGTGTTAGAGGTTTCTTTCAGTTTGGTCATAAAACAAGATTTATGCACGATACTAAAAGAGTAATTATAGCTCTTAGTAAAAAAGAAAAAAGATTAAAACTTAGTGCACAAGAAGAAGTATTACTAAAAGATCCAAATTTAATTAAAGCGGCAAATGCTTATGCTGATGGTTTTGAACTATGGGCTAAGTTGTTAAAAGAATCTGGTGTTGAAGGTGCTGAAGATTTAGCAGGCAACACAGGAAGATTTTATGTCCCTAGAAAAATTAGCTACGAAAGTTTTGCGGCTCTAGAAAGAAGAATTGGTGAAGATGGTATAGAAGAATTAATTACTCAAGCTATTACAAAACAACAACCTCTTTTAAACAGGTTAGATAATCCTGCTGTTAAAAGAACTGATAAAGATATTAAAAAAGAAATTACTAAAGCAAGAGCTCTAGCAAAAACTATTGTTAAAGCGGCTAAATATAATAGTCGTATGGGTGGTTTTGATATTGAACAATTAATCAGAATTAAAAACCCAGAGATGTTAAGAGAATACATTGATGATGTATTTTCTAATTTAACTAAAGAACAAAGAAATACTTTATTTGAAGGACTTAAAAATCAAATTAGTGTTTTAACGTCTGGTAGATTTAAAGAAAGAATAAGATTAGATGAAAACTTTGAATCTGTAATCAAAGGACAAAGAGTTAGATTAGATGAAATATTTGAAAATGATGTAGACTTACTTTGGCATTCATACACTAATGAAATGGCAGGTTGGTATTCATTATCTGATAGATTAGGTATTAAAAGTAGAAATGCTTGGTTAAAATATAAAAACGAATTATTTAATGACATTGATGATGTCTACAGAGATCCTGATGCTGTTAAAGATTTTAAAGAATTAAAAAATGTAGCCCAAAGAAAAGCTGGTGGTCAATTTATAGCTAAAGAAGAAAAAGACACCATTGAAAGTTTCTTTAATAATCTAATGGGAAGATCTACTGAAACAGGAGATCCTACTGTTGGAATGAACAAGTGGTTAAGAGATTTAAGAAGATTTAACTTTGTTAGAGTTTTGAACCAAGTTGGTATTGCACAGTTACCTGAGTATGGTGTAGCTGTTTCTCAACAAGGGTTTAGAACTTTATTAAATGAAGTACCTTTCTTTAGAAGAATATTAAGTGATGCCCAAGATGGTAAAATGAATGATACGTTTTACAAAGACATGGCAGTTATTGGTTCTTCAAATGGTGACGATTATCTTTATAGACAATATCAAGCTTATGATGTTTTAGATAGAGGTGTATCTCAACTAGATCAATCTAAAAGAAGTTTAATAAGTAAACCTGCACAAAATGCTTTTGAAAAAGGTACAGGTTATTTATCTGGTTTAATTGGTATAGACAGCAACCAAAGAAAAATAGCTATGAGATTATTTGTTCATAGACTAGCTGAAGATTTAATTGATGTTTCTAAAAAAGGTTCTTTAATAGATGAAATATCTAAAGGAAGATTAAATAGATACAGAGTATTAGGTCTTACTGATAAAGATTTAGTAGCATTAGCAAAAGAATTTAATAGTCCTAATGTTGTAACACAAAAGACAGCTTTAGGTCGTAGAGTTTTATCTTTTGATTTTGTTAATTTTAAAGATCAAAATTTAGTTAAGAAGTTTGGTATTGCAGTTAATAGATATACTAAGAGAGCAGTCCAATACAACATGATTGGAGACACAAGTAGATTTTTCTCTGATAACGCATACGGAAAATCTATGTCTCAGTTTAGACAGTTTATAATGACTGCTTGGAACAAACAGTTTTTACATAACGTAGCTATGGGTGATTTTCAAACATTCTCTATGTTTATGTATACAAGTTTAGTTGGAGGATCAGCTTATGTAGCTCAAGCACACTTCAATACAATAGGTATGAGTGCAAGCGAAAAGAAAGCTTATCTGAAAAAGAAATTAGGTGACAAAGGTGATTATACTAAAGTTGCTTTAGCATCATTTCAAAGAGCGGGGTGGTCTTCAGTAATGCCTCCGTTTATGGATTTAGTGTTGGGCCAAATAGCACCCGAATACAGATTTAATACTAGATCATCTGGTCAAGAAATGAATTTGATAACTGGAAACCCAACCTATGACTTAGGAGAAAAAGTTTTAGGTATTGGTGGTTCAGTTATAAAATCATTATTCAATTCTGATTATGACTTTAGTAAACAAGATTTAAATAGAATAATGAGAATACTTCCATATCAAAACTTATATGGAATAAATCAATTACTTAACTTTTTAAGAGATAATTCTGGTTTACCAGATAAAGGAGCGAGGAGTTTATATTAAAATATGGCATTTGCAATAGATACATACACAGGTGACGGGAGTACAGTAAACTATAGTGTTACTTTTCCTTACATAGAAGAAGCTCATGTTGTTGTCACTTTAGATGGAGTAACTAAAACTTTAAATACAGATTATAGTTTTACAACTTCATCAACTATTACTTTTACAACTGCACCATCAGCTAGTGCTGTAATTAAATTTACTAGAAGTACAAGTCAAACTTCTAGATTAGTAGATTACCAAGATGGTTCTACATTAACTGAAGCTACTCTTGACCAAGATGGAAACCAAAGTTTCTACATGGCCCAAGAAGCGATTGATATTACTGAGAATACAATTTCTTTAAGTACATCTACTGACCAATGGGACGCTGATAACAAAAGAATTACAAATCTTGCAAGCCCTGTTGATGATAGTGATGCAGTTACAAAAGGATTTATTTCTACAAATTTACCAAACATAACTACAGTCGCAGGTATTAGTAGTGATGTAACCGCAGTTGCTGGTATTAGTTCTGATGTAACTACAGTAGCAAATAATGATACTAATGTTTCAACAGTAGCTACAAACATAGCTTCAGTAAACACAGTAGCAACAAACATTAATGATGTTATTGCAGTAGCTAATGATTTAGCAGAAGCGGTTTCAGAAGTAGAAACTGTTGCAAACGATTTAAACGAAGCAACTTCAGAGATTGATACAGTTGCAACAAATATAGCTAACGTAAATACAGTTGGTACAAATATTGCTAATGTAAATACTGTTGCAGGAATAAATGCAGATGTAACTACAGTTGCAGGTAATGATACAGATATTTCTACAGTAGCAGGTATTTCAGCTAACGTAAGTACAGTTGCAGGTATATCAGCAGATGTAACAAGTGTTGCTAATGATGCTACAGATATAGGAACTGTGGCTACAGATATTTCTAATGTAAATACAGTTGCAACTAATGTTGCTAATGTAAACACAGTAGCAGGAAACAATGCTAACATTACAACAGTAGCAGGAGTAAACGCAGACGTTACGACTGTTGCAGGTATTTCTTCTGATGTAACTTCAGTTGCAAATAACAATGCTAACGTAACGACAGTTGCAGGTTCAATAGCTAACGTAAATAATGTTGGTGGTTCTATAG